GCACACAGCCAGCCCCAGGACCACCAGGTGCAGGTCCTGCGGGGAGCACCACAGTAGCCACACCTGGCGCTCCCATTAGTCCTCCCATCCCTACCAAAGTATTTTTGCGGGAACAACTCTTGGCCTATTTACAGTCCATATCGAGTTTTGCCACCCGTGATGTTAATACAGCTGCATCACTTACCCGCAAAGGACTTTCGTGGCTCCACAACAATGGTTGCACAAACACTGCAACACAGGAAGAGCTGATGACTGATGTTATGCCTCTCGTTCTGGTCGCATCGCCTATTGAATCAAGCTTGGTTCGTGCGGCCCAGAGAGATGAGTGGTGGGAACAACATTCCCTTGCCAACAGCATAGCCAGAGGTCAGATCCCTGTCGCAACAAAACCAGTTGCAGCGTTGGGTTCAGGAATTGGCCTATTGATAGCCAGTTCTGCATTGTCCCAACTCAAAGGTGGCAATTCCGTCTCAGCAGCATGTTCACTCGCTGGGACCGCAGCTACAGCTTATGGGCTGTACAGACTGCTATGGCGGCCGAAAGTTGTGCCGCGCCTGTTCGGTCAGACCGAATAGGTCAGTGGGGTAAGGGCTCCAGGGATTTGCTGTGTCGAACAACCTATGAATGGCTTCAAACCCATCAACGACAGAGCAGCCGTCACCCTGCCGCCCGTACTTCACTGTGAACACAAACGCTCACTGACTAGGCACCTGCCGCCAGTGAGCGGGCTGTATGCACCATACACCCACTACAACTGCGTGCGAAATGAGCTTGTCTCCCTTCGGGAGCGCGTGGTTGGGCAGGTTCCTAGACCTACTCCTGAAGGTTTGCAATCGCTGAGAGCGGTAGCTCGCGACACAAGGGTTCACATGGGGCAGACGAGCCCCATGTCGTCACAAAGTTTTGTGGCAGCATACTCTGGCAAGAAGAGAGCCAGGTATCAGAGGGCCTTAGAATCCTTGCGACATCGGCCACTTGACATTAAAAGAGAGTCTGTCATACAGGCTTTCGTCAAGTCAGAGAAGAATAACCCGGTTGAAAAAGTAAATTCACCACCTAGGATGATACAGGCTTACAACGCCCGTTTCAACATCAGCACTGGAGTCCACCTTAGACCAATTGAGCACAAAATTTACAGGCTCAAGGACTCCAGCGGTCTCGACGCGATAGGCAAAGGCAAGAGCTTGGAAGCAAGAGCTCGCCTACTACTGGAGAAGTTTGAAAGATTCCCAGATGCCATTGCGATTACTATGGATTGCTCTAGGTTCGACCAGCACGTGTCAAATGAAATCCTCAGAATAGAGAACTCCATCTATAAGTGGATGGACCGTGATCCTGAGTTTGCTGCTTTGCTTGATGCCCAGTTGTCCAATCGTGGTTGGACTCAGGGAGGCATCAAGTATCGCACCAAAGATGGCCGTGCTAGCGGATCAATGCAGACAGCACTTGGCAATTGCCTCATTGATTACATCATGCTTGGGGCAATGTGTCGGGTGCTCAACATAGACCAATTTGAGAGACTAGTTGATGGAGACGATGCGGTACTAATAATTCCAGAGAAGTACCGCAATAAAATAGCCAAGTTCCCTGAGGTGTTCCTATCGTTCGGCCAAGAGCTAAAGGTCGAGCAAGTTACTAAAGATGTCAACCAGGTTAAGTGGTGCCAAAAGTGGATAATAAGTGTGGATGGGGTTCCAAAATTCGTGCCCGATTGGAGGAAGACCCTATCCTGCGGAGCAGCGGGTGTCAAATATTGGCATGACAGAGGAGTGAGCAAAATGGCCCATGCAGTGGGCCATTGCTGGATGTCTATGTGTGCAGGTGTGCCCATCATTCAGCAGTATGCCTCCCAACTAATACAAGCTGGTAATAAGATCAACCGCGATATCTTCGACAGCGACCTCATGTATCAGGTCCGCAATGAGATACGCGATAATCAGCTTGGTACTGTCAAAGCCAAACCCATCACCTTGGCGACAAGAGTGTCATTCCAAGAGATATTCGGAGTAACAGTAGCAGAACAACTGGCTATTGAGAAACGATTGTCAACATGGGTTCCGTCCTGCAATGTGGTTGATGTAGTGGATGAACTACTCCCACAGTGGGATTGGGCTTACTCTTGTCTATCTGACCCCACGGGCCTGTAGGGATACCCAACCCACAAACACCATGCCTCACAAGACTTGTTCAGTGTGCCAAAGGAGCATATACGTCAAGAACAGCCGAACCACCCTGCGTATGCACATGCTTGAAAAACATCCGGAAGTGCAGTTAGCGCAGGAAGCGAGCGGTGAATCACAACCAACCGTTCCAGGCCTCGCCTTGGTAAAACGCCCAGTGCGCGCGGAACCCAAGGTAGCCAGCAGATTGCCCAATTTCAGGTGCTTGTTGTGCGACGTGCAGTTTCA